CAATTCCGTATTGAATACCACTTGTAAATCTCATCACAACTCTTACGTTTTGAGATCCATCTAAGTCAGCCATATCTAAAATCTTAACTTCGTTTTGGTCAGATAAAAGTCCTGTACCGAAATGTAAGTTATCTTTAGTAGTGGCAATCATAGTATCAGAAGCAAGTCCGTTAGCCATAAAGATTTTAACACCGTCAATGTATTGGATGTTAATGTCTTGGTTGTTTCCTTTGTCTTGGAAACCAGCAGCTCCTTGTCCGTTAGCTTGAAAACCACCTAAAGCACGCTTGTAAGCTCTAAATACATTTTGAGCAACGTATATATACAAGTCGTCTCTTCCATATAAAGCAGCAGGAATAGCATCTACAACTTTTCCTAGTTCAGCGACAACGTTGGAAGCATCTACAGTAGTACCAGCAACTTCGTTTGCAGCAGGTAAATCAGCGTCAGCAGCTAATAAAGTAGAAAAACCATCATACTCTCCAGCAGTAGCGTTAACTCCTCTCCATAAATTAACTTCTTGTTTTTGTGCTACTTTAGCAGCAACGTGTCCAATTAAATAATCTTGGAAAGAAGAAGGTAAGTTATCGAAAGCAGAATATCCCATAGATACAGCATCCCAATCAGACCTAAAGTCTTTCTTACATAATTCTAAGTTTACTTGAAACTCCTCTGGTTGAAGGATTCTTTCAGTAAGTGTTAATGTAGAAGTGTCAGCGAAATCACAAGTACCATCTTTTACGATACCGTCTAATTCTAATCTTTTTACAACTTCTTTAAATTTAACGTTTGGTCTAATAGTTAAACCTCCGTTAGAGATTGTGTTACCTGCTAATAAAGCTGCCGAGATGTATTTTCCAGCACTTTCTCCAGCATAGGTAGTAGTAATACTTGTACTTGTTGCCATAATTTTAGCGAATTTTAAATTTAATTTAATTTAGTTATTAATCATTGACCACACTCGTTCGGCAGCAGTCATTCCTTTATTGTTAAAATTTTTCTGTCTAGTCTCAGTTACACTCTCAGGAGAATGCACTACTTCCTCTTCTATTTCTTCAGAAAGCTCTACAGCTTCTTTTTCTTCAGCAGATAATTTAGCAGGAACATCAGCCTCAGAATAATCAGACTTGTCTTCCATCATTGCTTTAATCATAGATAACAATTCTTGTTTAACTTGAGATAGTTCTTCTTGTGTCGCAAAGTTCATTTGAATTGGTGCTTCTTGTTTAGGCTCTTCTTTTTCTTCAGCTAATTCAACTGCTTCTTCAATTACCTCTTCTTTAGTTTCCTCTGTAGATAACTCTACTTCTTCAACTTTTTCTTCGATAACCTCTTCAACAACTTCTTCTGTAGATAAAACAACCTCTTCTGTAGCCTCAACTTCTGTAGTAACTTCCTCTTTCGATAAACCTACTAATTCTTTGATGCTTGCAAGAATTTTTTTACTGTTCTTCATAATTGATTGATTTTAATATATTAATATAACTATTTTTAATTTAATTGTTTCATTTTTAATCACAAGAAACTAAATATCAAGCAATTACAAACTTGCTGGTATTAATCTAGCTAACTTCTCTATAGTATCTACTTTTGACAATGTACTTGATTCACTTGGTGTTAGTCCGCTAGTATCTGTCTCTGTATTAAATACAGCAGGAGGGTTAATTTGTATAGAGTTGCTTGTTAGGGAAATTATAGAAACACCATCATCTCTATCTATCCAGCAGTTGTTAATTTGCAAAGGAGAACTTTTAATATTGTCAAAAGTTATAGCTACTTTATTGGTTGCGTTTGTTATTTTATTAACTTGAGACCATACTAGCGCACCGAACGCCTCTGCAATACCTACTTGTGTAGTAATAAAATAATAGTACCAAGCTCCAATATCTGCACCGTCAATATTGTTATCTGCGTCATTAAAGTCAAATTGCATATTACCAGAATCCCAGCTAATACCTGTTACGGTAGACCCATCTTTTCCGTATGTATTGTAAACCGCATTATCTTCTTGTGCTATTAAGGCACTCCATCCTGTATCAGTAACAACCACAGAAGTAGTGAACTCTAATTTATCTATTTTTGCCACCTTTAACTCTAACACATCTCCAATAGAATAACCTACGCCCTCATCGTATTGCGATATATAACTTGTTCCAGATATAACCTGATTATAAACTTGTGTTGCGGAGCTTTGATTATACACACTAAGCCTAGAACCTGCATCTAAACCTGTTATGGATATGTTTTTAGGAGGAAAAGTTAAAATAATTCCAGTTCCTATAGTAGTAGGAGTAGGTGCTCCATTGCTAATAAGTATAGTGACATTTCCTCCACTAACATTTTCAACTATACTAATTGTGCCTCCGCTTATTTCGTAGTTTCCAGCCGTTTCAATTACCAGCTTAGTAGCAGTGCTATTTGTTATAGTTGAAGGCGTAAAATATCTAATAGTATTATTTACAACAACAATTGACCCTCCTCCCGTATAAGTTGTTGATGTCGTCTCAACTTCAGATGGTGTAGATGTGTATTTAATTACAGTGCCGTTTGTATTCTCAAGCGTAATTGTGCCAGTTCCAACGAACTGAACAGAAATATCTTGAATGTTGTCATCTGCAATAAAATTGATATTATCAACAAATAGGCGATAATCCGTTGCGTCGGTGGCTTGCAATATGCGGATTGCACAATTCAGGTTTTGGTAAGTGTTTCCGCTCAGTGCATCAAGTGCAGCCTGTTGATTTACCACTGTATCAGCCGAGATTGTAATTTGAGCCAAAGTAGTGCGTTCAAATATTTCTCTACACTGCGCTTGTGTCAAAGATACGTTATTAAACATTCCTAAGAAGTTGCAGTTTTTTTCTGTTGTTTGTGAGACAAGAACAGTTCCTGCAAATGATTGTAAATTATCTGCTGAATTTCCACATGCTATATTACCTGCGTGAATGGGGAAAGCATCTGTTCCTGTTGATTCGCTAATTCCCTGTAAAATCCCATTTATATAAAATAAAACTCTGTTACCTGATCCTGCATGTTGAGTGTGATATTCCCAAACTCCCACAAGACAATAAGAACGACCTGACTGCGCTAAGCTTTTAGATTGCACAATAAGAAACGGTTGGCCTGCATCAGCCGCTTGCCATGTCATTAAAGCACCACCCATAAAAGCAAAATTGTTAGTTCCTCCACCTTGCTCATATATACAAGTGGGATTTTGAATGGCTGATTGCTTGCACCAAATTAGCATGGATCTTTTGTCAGTGTTATATCCAGTGATATTTGTATTTATTCCATTTTTATTTGTAAAAATTGCCCCACTAGTTCCATTGCTAGTGTTAGCTACTACGTCTAAAGAATGCGTAACACCTTCACAAACTGGGTCTGTGTCAAAAGTGTAAGTTCCACCAGATATGTTAGTGGGAGTAGAGCTACTTCCTAAATCATCTGTTGTTAGAGTTCCGTTGTTGTCCAAATCAAACAGGTGTGTGGCTCCCAAGCCCTGTAAAAATGTTCTTATTGCCATATTATTTTTTATTTTGTTATTGATAATAGATTATCTTGAGCGTCGTAAGATAAAGTTTTGTTTTCTACAGAGCTTGTGGTTTCGTTAGTCAAACTTATTTGAGTTAATTTCCCAGAAGAATAAGTGAAATTTTTTGTAAACAATTTAGTTTGTTTTGTTATGTCTTCCCAAGTTTCTATCTTTGTTAAATCACCATTTGAATATGTTAGTTCGTTAAAGTAGCTAGATAAACCTTCTACACCTAAACTAGATGATGTTATAAATCCAGAATCGTTGTTTAATTCACTTACATTGTCGTTAGGTTGTATTGCTGTTTCTGATAAAGCTCCTTGATTTTGAGTAGCGTAATCTCCTTCGTTGAAATCGGTAATATCTGACTTAGTATGGGTGTGGTTCGCTTCTGCATAATCAGAATCATTAAAGTCAGTTATGTCAGACTTAACGTGGGTATGTATTGTACTTGCATAATCCGAGTCGTTAAAATCAGTAATATCTGACTTTACGTGAGTATGAACTAAATTCGCTTTATCCGATAAACCTTGAGTGTTTAACTGTAGTTGATTTGATATGTTATTTCTATCAGAAACCCATTGAGTTCCATTCCATAAATACCATCCAGCAGGGTAATAAGTTCCACCTAAAGTAGATGGTAGCCATTGAGTTCCTTCTGATTGATTGCAGTAAGCTAAAT